TAAACTATTTTAGAAGATGTATCACCACCTGTAAATGCAACACTAGATCCTGTACCAGTCACATATTTAAATGTAACAGCTTGAGATCCTGTTGTAGAATTTTTAAGGACATACATTTGTTGTACGTCAATTGGAATAGTTACGTTTCTAGCACCTGTAAGTGCTCCTGTTAAATCAATTACTCTATGAGCAAGAGTTGCTCCAGTTCCACCATCAGTTACTGATAAATCTGTATCAGCTCCATCTGTTACTGCTTGAGTAGTATAACCACCAGCGAATTGCTCGATAATTTCTAAGTTTGTATTAGTTTTTGTTCCCCATGTACCGGCGTTCTCACCAGTTGCCATTTTTTCAACACCTAAAGGTGTATATGTTGAAGCCATAATTTATCTCCTGCTTAATTCGTTATTTTTATTTGGTTTTATACATAATGTCAACATCATATATTACTATTATTATGGTGGTGTAACTTTACTCCAGCTACCCCCCTGAGTAGCGGTTTTTTTACTCCAACTACCACCTTGAGAAGGTGTAATTTTTTCCCATGCTATTGGACCTCCTACTTGACCTACTGTAATAGTTGCTGAAAGTCCTGTCAATCCCATAGTCATTTCTGTAGGAGAAATAGATCCTACAGAACCAGTTGCTGAAAGTCCTGATAATCCAACAGCCATATCTGCAGGAGAAATAGAACCTACTGAAGAAGTTGCACTTACTCCACTTACATCGACTATTTGAGCATCATTGGCTTCCACAGATCCAACAGAAACTGTTCCTAAACCTGCTGTACTTATTCCTACTACATCTGCAGGTAAAATAGATCCTACAGAAGTGGTGCCCACTAAACTTGCTAAACCTTGAACATGATCGGCCCCATCATTAAGACTTAATTGACCTACAGAAGCAGTGGCACCTAAGCCTGAAATTTGTTCTGGTATATCTAATTGAGTTGGTACAGAAGCTGTTGCTGAAACTCCTGTTAGTCCCACTACATCTTCAGGATTTAAATAGAAAATTCCACCATATCCATCTTCACCCCAAGTTTGATATCCCCAACTTACATTTGGAAGATCTGCTGTAAGACCATCGGGAGCTGTTAAAGTAATTGCTAATCCTGATTCACCCCAGTTTTCTACGCCGTAAGCATCAGATCCCCATCCTGCATTTATTTCCGCTGATATTGAAAATTCACCTACTGATGTTGTAGCACTTTGACCACTTAATGTAACAACAGGATCAAAACTTTCTCCCCAATATTCTTCACCCCATGCATCACGACCCCAACCTGATTCAGAATAAGCAGAAAGATCTCCAACAGAACCAGTAACAGAAACTCCAGTAAGAGGAACGGTTAGTCCACTTGCACCCCAGTTTTCTACACCGTAAGCATCAGATCCCCATCCTTGTTCAGGATAAGCTGAAACTTCTCCAAGAGAAGATGTTAAAGTTGATGGTGCGGTAATATCAAGTGGAAAAGTATTAGCGGCCCAGGAATTTACTCCCCAACCTACTGAAGGACTATCTCCACCCCAGACTGATGCCATAAGGAGTCCCTCCTTATGCTATTCTGACAATCGCTGTGGTTGCTGCTGCTGCAGGAAACTGAACTGTAAAAGTTCCGCTTGATACAGTCTTATCTCCACCAAAAGCTACTGCACAAACTGCTGCGTCTGTTGAATGTGAATCATTAAAAATTAAACATCCATTAGCTGTGAATGAAGCTGATGTCCAAGAAACATCCGCAAAATCACACACTGCAGTTGAAGAATCTAAGGTTGGAGTAACGCTTGTAAGCGCTTTTCCTTTAGCTGAATAAGCTGATCCGGAAGTATTAGTAATCTCGTTCGTGCTTGCATAAGCCGTTGTCGATGCTCCTAAAGTTGCAGAACTTGTATATAAAGCTAAATTAAAAGTATTACCTGTTGTAGCAGTAAAATTGTGTTCAGCTTTAAGAATCTCTACTTTAAAACTGTTACAAATTGCCGATGTTATTGCCATAGTTATCTCCTAATTATTGAGGCGGTGATTCGATTGGTATACGAATAGTACCATCCGTATAGTCGTCTCTTCTCCGTCTCCCAATTTGCACACTTGCAAATTTAGTTAGTTCTTGTTTATACTTTTGTTCATATAATGTCAACATATCCATTGGACCTTTTAAAAATCCATATGCTTCTACCAAAGAAGCATAAAGTAGTCCTTGAGGAAAATATTTACTTATATAAGTCCCAGAAGTCTCTGTTTCTAATCCTGTTGGCACTATATTTCCATGTATATTTATTAAATAATTAGCATCTGGCGTAGGAGCCATTATAATATTTCCTGATGTAGTTGAGCTAGTTCCAGTCGCTCCTCCAAACATTGCATAATATTTAGGAAGTCCTGTTACATCTTGACCTGCTGAACCTCCAGATGGTCCAGTTAATTGTCCTACGTATTCATTTATAAAAGTTCTATCTCTTTTTTGAAGCCAAGTAGCTGGTCCTGTTCTAGAAGATGTTGAATTAAAAACTTCAATACCTCTTACAAAAACCATTCCTGCTGGTACTCTAACTGTATTAACATCTGCAGCTAAAGTTCCTGCATATTCAACTCTATCTGAATCCATAGGAACATCATAAAAAATTCTATATTCTGCATTTTCTATAAATCTATTTAACACAGCAGAACTAAAAACAGTGCTATCTACTTCAGTATAGTTTCTAATATCTGATTGTAAGTTTGATAAAGTGTATCCTGCCATTATGCTTGTATAGTCACCGGTCCAACGGACATCGGATAACCTCCTCCTGTTGCGACACTAGTCGCGTTTGTATCAGCGCTAAAATAAAACCAATCTGTTCCATAAATTCCAGTACCATTTGGTCCATCGGTATCAGTTGCACCGCTGACGTATTTACCTACAGTTATAGTATATCCTGCAGCTTTTGCAATGGTTGCTCCTGTAATACCTCCTACTCCTTCTGGATTACCATATGCTCCGGCAGCTCCCAAAGGACCTCTAAATCTTTTTGTATCTCCAGTAGTATATCCATGACCTGGTAAATTTACATTTACAATTGGAGAACCTACTTGATATGTTTCTAAAGGATCTTCTTTTAATAAATCAGTTACTGCAAATTCTGTTCTTGCAGGTTTTGCATGTGCTAAAGCTTGTGGATCTGCACCGTGGGGTCTTGGAGAAACTTGTGGTTGCTTAGGTTCATATTCAGAATTATGTACCCAGGCACCATTCCATTCTTGAACCATTTCTCTATATGGAAATGCTGCACCTGATCTATCAGAAATCATTAATGAATATCTACCTTTTGAAAATCTTCCCATTATATATTTGGATAATAAGTTTTCGGTGTAATGTACGTACTCGCCGCTGATCCATCCTCCGCTAGTGCTCTTGCTAATTCATCTTCATAAAATAATTTTAATTCTTGTGTTCTTTGTGGTGCATATTTTTGAGATAAATAAAATGCTAAACCAGCTACCATACAAGGAACAAATCTATAGGGAGCATCAGTTGCATTAGTATAAGCTCCTACGTCTTGAATTCTTTTAACAAAATAAATGTGCATATCTTTAGATGCAGCTGTAGAATTAGGTGTTGGGTAAATGGTTACCGTAACTTTGTCCACGAATCTTTGAACCCAGAATTGACTTGGAGTTCCTTTAGTTAATTTATTAGAGAAAGCTGCATAAGTTGATCTTGCAACTTTTGTCATGGGTAAATCTGTTTGATCTGTAGCCGTTCTATCCGTTCTATATTGAGCAGATAAAATATCAGAGAGTCCATAAGTAGAAGCACCAGAAGTTCCACCTACTGTAACAGAAGATGTTCCATCATCACTTGATCGATAAAAAGTATACTCTGCTTGACCTTCAATTAAGTCAATATTGGTATCACCTACTTCCCAAAAGTGAATTCCTCTATTTCCCCATTCTTGAAATAAAATATTTAAAGATCTTCGAGCGCTATGGATTTGATGTCCAGCAGTTCCTACTAGACCAATACGCTCGTACGCTTCTGCAATGATATCATCAATTGCAAAATTCTTTTCAAATGTGTAAGAGCCAGATGTTGTATTTGCCATCTAAACTCCTATCCATAATAGACAGTAACATGCGTAGTTACAGCATTTGTAACTTTAAGTTTTGTTCCACATCTAATTCCTGTTCCTGGTAACATAATAGAACCAGCCACAGATTTACTGTCTCCTGCATCTGAATCATTTGTTCTTGGAACATCTACTACCCATACACTACTAGAATCATCAAGAACTGTAATTGTTCCTGCTGCTACGTTATAAGGTTGTACCCAAGAAAGTCCTAAAATTCTTGCAGGACCATCAACAACAGTTGTAGTTGTAGCACTTGTTATGTTCGCTGTCTTTATATCCACTGGATATGTACTCATATTTTTCTCCTTCTTTTGTGAGCTCCCGAAGGAGCCCACAAAAATTATTTACCTATTACGCGTCAGCAAAAGGTGTTACCAGAGTACTTGACCCTAATAATTGTCCTGTGACATAATAAGCGTTATCTGCTATTGCCGTGAATTGTACCCAACTTCCAGCGAGTCCGCCTTTAGTTGAACCATTCATAGTTAGTACATCATTACTTGATGAATCAGAAATGAATGTTTTTCCCCCAGCACTATCATCAATACCTGTATATATAGCACCGTAGAACTTATCAGTTCCGTCAGTTTTAATATCCATGTCTGTTGCTGCAGTTTCTACCCAGAATGTGTAAGTACATCCAAGATTGCTTGCTACATTATAATCGTTTGCTCCTGCTACTGCTGATGAACTACCTGCTGTGATCGTAGGTAAAGTAAATTTACCATCCGCATCATTACAAGTAATAATTCTACCTGCATGATCTGCTACAGTTAAAGTTGTATCAGCTGTTAGGCTAACGACTGCTTTAGGTCCGAAACTAATAAAACCATTTAATGATCTTACTGGTCCCGAAAACGTTGTATTTGCCATAATTATATCCTCCTAGTTTCCGAACATAGTCTCTAGGCCGTCGACTATACGCGTCTATGTTCTGATTTAATTGTATAGTGATTATTTTATATATTAGATTTTAGTAGAGTGCAAGAGATCCTTAGGCTAAAATGTAATTTCAGCGATGTGGCGTTTATCTAAGTAGCCACAGAAACTTGGGGGGCAGCATTAATAATTGCATTTTCTCTATCTGCAATTTTAGATTCCTCGAGTTTGATCTCAGTGATAACGTTTTTAATAGCATTATCAATTTCGACCATGTTAAGAGTATATTTCCCACTTTGTTCATACTCCAACTGCCACCTCAACTCCAAGGACCTTTTCTGTTTGTACAGGTCTTGTACCATCAACAACCTCCTCATAGGTTATTCTATTAGGATTGTCCGAAAACATTCCCGTTGATTCCCAGTTTATACTCTTTTCTCCAATTTTGTCAAGGATAGAATTTTCAATAGATATAGCATTATCTTCTGCTTCTACTTCAAAAGAAGCAGTATGATCGTATGCCCATATTTTTACTAGGAATTTCTTCATTTTCTCACCGTATTTTGAAAATGTGGCGGAACTATGTTCCGCCACATAATTAGTTTAGGTTACGCACCTTCGCATCCGAAGATACCTCTATAGTCAGAACATCCGAAGACGTATCTTTCTCTAGCTTTGT